ATAACGTAGTGGATGGGTTGATGAGGTGGTGCGATGCTATTTTTACCCATTTGGACTATACAAGGTGGACTATACATAGTGCAAAAATGTATAGAAAGCCAGTTTTTCACCTTATCCACAACTCTCACCCATACCCAGAGATAATAGGGGCAGAGAAGCCTCAATATATTATCTATAATTCTTTTTGGCTAAAAGACCTTTTGAATTATAATTTTAGTAATTTTATACTACCACCACCTACGGACTATAGAGACTTTGACTTAGGCCAAGACCACAATAAAAGCGACTACATAACTTTAATTAATCTCAATAAAAATAAAGGTGGTGACATATTTGAGCAAATAGCGAGGGCAATGCCTCACAAAAAGTTTATGGGTGTCATGGGTTCATATGATGAGCAAATAATCCCAAACTTGCCAAATGTGAAGGTAGTACCTAAGAGCACAAATATCAAAGGCTATTATAGGGAAACGAGGATTTTGTTGATGCCAAGTGAGTATGAGTCGTGGGGCATAACAGCAACAGAGGCAATGAGTAGTGGGATACCTGTAATTTGTACTGATACATCTGGTCTTGTAGAGAATTGTGGCAAAGCTGCTATTTATGTTAGAAAAAGAGATGATATTAAAAGCTGGGTTAAAGCGATTAGCGACTTGGATGATGAAAAAAAATATAGCGAGTATTCAAGAAAAGCGAAAGCAAGAGCAAGAGAGCATGACCCAAGAAAAAAACTTGATGAGTTGGAGCCGTGGATTAGAGAAAAGGTTTATGAATACAGATAAAGATGGTATATATAAATAGTGTTACGATTGTTAGCGATAGTGTTGTAGAGCCAGTTAGCCGCACAGATGTAAAGAATTGGCTAAGGATAGACTACTCCACCGATGATAGTCTAATAGATAGCCTCATAAACGCGGCAAGGCTACACATTGAAAAACTAACTGGGAGAAGCCTTGTAAACAAAAAAATAAGGGCTAATATAGAGGTTGATGGATATGTGCCAAATGTTTGGATGGTTGACCTACCTTATAGCCCATTAATTTGCGTTGATGAGGTTAAGCTAAAGGAGGGCATCAATGACTATGAGCTAATGACTGTCAATGATGATTATGAGGTAGTAGGTGGTAAATTGTGGCTATATATTAGAGGCACTTACAATGTGTTATACCAAGCTGGTTATGGCACAATCCCACAAGACCTCAAAAATGATATTTTGACGCTTGTGAGTTGGATGTATGAGAATAGGGGTAAAAAGATGAACGCTGACCCAAGACAAGCTGTGCAGCAATATCCAATGTGGGAGGGGCTTAATTATCATCAATATAAACAAGTAGTGATTTAATGGCTACTGGGGTAACATTGGAGATAAATGAAAAGTCTTTTAAAGACTTGCTCAATAGCTTGAAGGGTATTGTTGACAAAAAAACTGCCCTTATTGACCAAGAGCTTGGAGCACATGGCGAGCTTATGGCCACAAGTGCAAAACGATTAGCCCCATTTGAATTTGGTAGACTTCGCAACTCAATATCACTAAAAAAACAAGCTTTTTTAACTTACCAATTGGTAGCACAAACAAACTACGCCGCTTATCTTGAGTTTGGTACTGGTCCCTACGCAGCAAGCTATGTGCCATCTTTGGATGAGGAGTGGCAAAAAATAGCGGCTCAATTCAAAAGAGGGCCTGGGAGTGCAATACCACCATTTGGCTACATGAATCGTAGCGTAAAAGCTTATACTCCAAGTTTGATTAAGGCAGTTAATAAGATACTAAAGGAAAATAAATGAGGGACACGAGTAACAATGTGAGAGTAATTTATGTGAATGCCTTAAATGGTAATTTGTCCTACAATGGCAAGGATGTCCCAGTATATGGGCAAACGCCATTTAGGACTACTCCACAGAATTATGTAGTCATCTCATCTATTAGTGAAATTGCATCAAACACTAACAATAGCTTTGGCAATGAGGTAGATGTGGTGATTGATATTTTTAGCGAGCAATATAGGGTCTACGACAATGCCGTGGTTGATGATATAGCAAACCAAATTTTGGGTATTTTAATACCAGATAGTGGGGTAGATGGGTTTGATGACGCCTACTTTGAGGTATTCCCAATGGCACGAACATCATCATCTTATGCACCACTCCAAAATGGCGATAATTTTGTAGCGAGAAAGTTAATAACAATTAGTAATTTAGTAAACGAAAAATAAACAAAAATGGGACAAATTCAAGGATCATTGCAGAACATTGAGATTGATGTAGCGGGTGGCTCATCTTTTAAAAACCTCGTGTGTCTGCGCACCTCATCAGTTAATACAACTGTTGACTCCACCACAGAGCAAACAAATTGCGGAGTACTTACAAGTGTAGCCGAGCCACAGATGACTGTGGACTTTGACGCTATCTGTGAGGTAGCACCAAGCGTTTCTCAAGTATCTTATGAGGATTTGCTTGCTGCCGCGGTTAACAAGACTTTGGTAAGTGTTAGGGTTCAAAACCCCACGGTGACTGGGGCATCTACAGGTGCTGCGTACTACCACCAATTTAGTGGCTACATCACAGACCTCACGCTCAATCAATCTACTACTGAGTTCATCAACTTCTCAGGTTCTATCTCATCTACTGGCACTCTTGACATAACCGCTTAATAATTATGAACTACTGCACTTTGACTATTAACGGCCAAAAGGTCGGTCTAAAATTTGGTATGGCTTCATTTAGGTATCTAAGTGATGGCAAACTTGTAGAGGGTAAGAGCTTCAATAAAAATGAGTTAAATGAGGTAGGGATAGCTCACATACTTTATAGTGGTTATTACAATAACTGCATAGTAAAAGATGTTGAGCCATCCTTAACCTTTGAGGACTTTGTAGACTATATTGAGCAAATGCTTGTCAATAAAAGCCCATTGGATGAGGTAACTAACGCTATTAAGGTGTGGGCTGATAATGACTTTATCAAGCAAACCCAAGTAGTTGAAGAGCCAAAAAAAAAGACATCTCGTGGGAAGAGGTAGAGGCATTTGGGCTTGGTGAGCTTGGCTTAAAGCCGAATGAGTTCTACTCTTTAAGTCCTCGGCACTTTAGCCTTATGTCTAAAGGATACGAAAACAAAAAAGTAGACACATATAGACAGACAAGGCTCTTGATGTTTACAATGGTGAGGCTAATGGGTGACCCAAAGACGGCGCCAAAGACACCAGAGGCGCTTTGGGAGTTACCTGGCGATGAGGCGAAAAGTGGTATGAGTGATGAGGAAATGAGAGAAATATTTAAAAGGTTAAGCAAATGAGTGATTTAGTTTTTTCATTAGGTATGGATGTCTCACAATTCACTAAAAGTATTAGTGATGTTGAGAATGAACTTAAAAACCTAAGAGAGTCACTCAAGACTGCAACTGGGCAGGGCATTGTTGAGACAAACGTAAAAATAAAGCAACTTGAGCAGTCTCTTGTTGATTTAAAGAAAGTTGGTCTTGATCAATTGCCAAAAGGTACTGCAAATGCAACCAATGCGCTCACATCTTTGTCAGGAGTTGCACGTGATTTGCCCTTTGGATTTATAGCTATTCAAAACAACTTGCCCCTTGTCGTTGACTCATTTGGTCAACTTACAAAGCAGGCTGGTGGACTTGGCCCTGCGCTTAAAAGTATTGGCGCATCACTTATTGGCCCTGCTGGTGTTTCATTTGCATTTGGTGCTGTCATCGCAGGTGTTACTGCCTTAATCCAAAAATATGGCTCACTTGGTGAGGCTTTTAATGCTATTATTGGAATAGCACCAAGGTTAACAGAGAGCCAAAAGGAGTACAATAAAGCCGTCTCCGAGGCCACAGGCAATGTTGCTTTAGAAGAGGCCAAAATAAAGATATTAGTAGGCACAATCAATAACCTTGATGCGCCACAAAAAAATAGAATAGCGGCCTATAATGAACTTAAAAAAGTAAGCCCTGACATTGTAGCTGGTATTCGTGATGAAAATGCTTTGACGGCTCAAAGCATT